TATATTCTACCCCCCCACCCAACAAAAAGAATGCCTAGAAGCCCTGCCAAACTACCTTAAATACTGGAAGATTAAGGAAACCCAAAAAGACTACATCCCGTACCCTGCCACATTTTTGAACCAAGAACGGTGGACTGACGAAATTGACCTAGAACCCAATAAAAAGCCTGAATTACCGTGGTACTCGACTGAGGAACTAACCGCCCGTAAAGCGCAGGAAGTCGGATGCCCTGCTTATGCTGGTGAGGCGTGGCAACAATGGCGGGCTAGGATTAGTCAAAAGATTAAGCAATTAGATGAACAGCTATAAGCAAAGGATCGAGTATTTGGCCCAATCCTACATAGCCATAGCCCAGCGTTACAGGAACTGGGATATGGTCAAAGAATTAATTGAACGCAATAAAGACACAGAAACGGATGTAAAAAAACGAATAAAGGAACTGTATGCGAGAAATAGACCCCAATAAATGTATAGACTTTATCCTTGAGAACGCTGGTAAGTACGCATCTGCTAAGGGTGAGTTAGCCCAGCTAGAAACCTTTAAAAGCAGTCTTAAAGCCATAATGATGCAGAAGTCAGGTGAGCAGACCATTGGGGCGCAGGAACGAGAAGCCTATGCTTGTCAGGAATACCAAGACTTATGCAAAGCTATTGGGGTAGCGACCGAGAACGCTGAGAAGCTGAAGTGGGAACTAGAAGCCGCAAGACTACGCCACGCTACATGGCAGACCTTAGAAGTATCTAACCGTAACCATGATCGGATATTAAAATGATAGCCCTATGTGATGAATTTGCCGTATTAAAAAAGCTAATCCGTATGTATGACGATGCTTTAAAAGTCAACAATCCCATACAAATGATGGAGATTGCCGTAGACATTGCAGAATCCGCTGTAAAGCTAGAACAACATAGCGTAGACCATGCCAATCTATCGGAATAAACATTTACTTGAGATTGTTAGGCGATTCCCTTGCACCCATTGCGGGGCTACAGATGGCACAGTCGTTGCCGCACACTCAAATCAACTAAGGGATGGAAAAGGCCGTGGACTCAAAGCACACGATTACAGAATCGCATCACTCTGCTACACCTGTCACACAGAAATCGACCAAGGTGCAACACTTAGCAAAACAGAGAGAGTGGGTAGGTGGGAAGAAGCGCACCGAAAGACGATTGCCCTCTTATTCGAGTCGGGGTTTTTATATACCAAGTTTTGAACAAATGACCCAAGACACCGTGGACTTGTTAAACTCCCTTAATGTTGATACTAACCCTACCCCTTCCCCCTTCCGTCAATCATTACTGGGGAAGTCATGGACATAGGCGATTCGTAAGCAAGGCAGGCAAGGAGTTTAAAGCCCAAGTCAGCGATTATGTGGTGGAGTACAAAGTTCCAAAGCTAGGCACAGCCCGCTTAGAGATGCAGGTCACCCTGTACCCAAAAGACAGACGCAAGCAGGACATTGATAACCGTATTAAAGCCCTTTGGGATGCCCTAGCCGATGCTGGTGTATTTGATAACGATGAACAGATTGACACCCTAATTGTTCAGCGTGGCGCAATAAAAAAAGGTGGCGGTTGTCTTGTAGTTATTGATAAAATAGAGGAAACTACACCCATTACATAAGGATTTGTATGGAAAACTGTGCATTATTCCTAGCAACAATGCTACATTCTGCGACCAACACGCATTTCTTTCATTGGTCAACCGATTCCTACGCAAAACATAAGGCTTTTGCTAAATACTACGATGGTATTGTTGGCTTAACAGACACCTTTGCCGAATCGTATATGGGTAAGTACGGTAAATTTAACGCCTTCCCAAGCGTGTACCACCAGCCTAAAGACCCAATACGCTACATGGAATCCTTACAAAACTTTGTTAAAGAAGCCCGCCAAGACCTACCCCAAGACCCCGAACTACAAAATATCATTGATGAGATCGCAGGCCTCATTAACAGCACCGCTTATAAACTTAAGTTTTTGAAATAAGGATATTTATGCCACTCGTAAAGTCAGGTAGCCCCGAAGCAGTCGGTAAGAACATTAAGACCGAGATGAAGGCAGGCAAGCCCAAGAAACAAGCCGTAGCTATTGCTTTAAGCGTTGAGCGTGAGAACGCCAAGGGTAGCCGCAAGGCAAAGCTAGAGGATGCTTACGCTAAGTACATTGAGGAAAAGGCATGAGTCGTAGGGATGACATTCGTGCCGCAGTAGAAAAGCACGATAAGCCAATCCCTAAGACTACGACAGGTAAGGGTAAGAACTATCTGCCTACAGACCAAGGGGCTGGCATGACCGCAAAAGGTCGTGAAGCCTACAACCGTAAGAACAACGCTAACCTAAAAGCCCCCGCCCCAAATCCTAAGACCGATGCCGACAAAGGTAGAAAAGCTAGTTTTTGTGCAAGAATGGGTGGGGTAGTAAAAAACAGCAAGAACGCTGAACGAGCAAAAGCAAGCATGAGGAGATGGAACTGTGGCTAAACAAGGACTATACGCAAACATTCACGCCAAGCGGGAACGCATCAAGGCTGGATCAGGCGAAAAGATGAACAAGGTCGGCAGTAAAAACGCCCCCAGTAAGCAAGACTTTATTGAATCTGCTAAGACTGCTAAACCCACCCGTAAAGATATGATCCGTGAAAAGATGAAGGATATGTAATGGAACATATGAGCCGCAAGTACAAGAAAGAAGATGCCTTGTTACGCCCTGAACATCAATCTACGCTAGAAAAGCAACAAGCAGAACGCATTGCCCGTAGAAAGATGCTATCTAACAAACTTAAAGACTTGGATAAAGAAGTAAAGTAAATGGCTACGCTTGCAGAAATATTGCGACAAGCGGGATATGTAACACCACAGGGCGTTACAGGCCCTAACGCACCCCTAGCCAAACAGCTAAAGAACTATGTAACCAATGTAATCCCAACAGCCGCCCAAAATCTAGCCCAACAACGGGCTGATATAGACGCTTCTTTAACAATGGGTGACCAAGGCATACAAGTAGGCGATAGAGAAGCCTTTGAACGCCAAATGGCTCAAGCCACTAATCTTGGTGGAGTAATGAAAGTTAGCGGTGCTATGAAAACCGCTCAAACAAATGCTGCATTGCCAATAGAAGAAGGTGGTTTAGGGTTGCCAGCCACTAATACTGCTGCTGATAGGGCTAATGCACTAGGATTTAGAGATTTTTATCATGGCACAGAACGATTAGACCGATTGTTAGAAGGCAAAACACTAGACCCAAAACGAGCTACTTCAGGCCCTATGCCTTTTGGTGCGAGCAAACCTGAAGTTGCGTCAAACTATGCCATAGGAAAAGCCGACACATCTCGCATAGCTACAGACATGGGTGATTTTGCTAATTATTTTCAAGTTAGCCCTAAAGAACTTGGGTTTACTCGTAGCCGTTCACCTTACAGCGTAGAACAAACTTGGTATTTTTTGTCACCTGAGAAAAAAGCTGAAATACTAGATAAAGCCAAAAGAGTTGGATATGAAAATTTAGATGATTATTCAGGCAATTTTGTAACCCACCAAGCTGGTACAAAAGGTATGCCAATTAGTGAAGATACATGGGAATATTATTTAAAGCGTGAATCTCAAGGTAACCCATTGACTGCATTAAGAAAAATTTGGGCAGAATCGGGTAATTTAGGCCCATATGACCAAAGCAAATTAGCTGATATATACAAATTGGCTGGTTACCCTTACCAAATTAGCCAATCTAATGCTCCGTGGACTTCTGCTAAAGGTGTATTAGCTGGTAAATCTCGGATTACAAATCCATTAGACACTAGTAATGCTGATGAATTACAAACTAAAGTATTGCCAGCATTGGAAGAAGCATTTAAAAATGACCGCACAAAAATTAAAACTGGTGGTGCTGACCAATGGGATAAAAACACCCGATTTACGCCAAAACAATGGGTTGAACAATTAAAACAAGATTTGGCTAATGGTGAAAACTCTTATGTATGGACTTCTATACCTGACAAAATAACTAAGCAATTAGAAAAATTAGGCTATAACGGCATATTTGATGTAGGTAATAAAGGCAAGATGGGCTTAGATTACGATGTAATTATTCCATTTAAACCCGAACAAGTACGCTCACGCTTTGCTGCATTTGACCCCAAAAAAATCAACAAACCTGATTTATTGGCTGGTGCTGCCGTTATACCAATAGCAACCGATGAAGATAGTAGACGAGATATGTTAGAGAAGTTGTTTAACAGCCAATAATAGAATAGAATTAACTTATCTTAATCAACTACTTGGGTAAGGTATGAGCATTAAAGAACAAACAAATAATCCAAAGGGTAGACCTAAAGGTAGCCCTAATAAGTCTACAGCACTCGCTAGAGAGGCGATCGCTAAGTTCGTGGATGGTAACAGCCATAAGTTACAACAATGGCTTGATGAGATCGCTATGAACGAGAAACTAGGGCCAAAGGTAGCCTTTGATTGCTTCATGCAAGTCGCTGAGTACCATGTACCCAAGCTGGCTAGGACAGAACACACAGGTGATGCAGACCAGCCCGTTAAAGTAATCCACGAACACAAGTTCCTTGATTGAGGTAGTCAAAAAATACGAGTATCCCTATAAGTCAAGGGATGCTTTCGTAGACTTTCATAGGCGTGAACAACGCTGGGCAGTCCTAGTCTGTCATAGGCGGGCAGGTAAGACCGTAGCGACCATTGCGGATACGATCCGTAGGGCAGTTATGGAAAAGAAAGAAAACGCTAGGTACGCTTATATAGCCCCGTACTACGCACAGGCTAAGAACATTGCATGGGATTACTTACTCAAGTTTGCAGAGCCAGCCATTGTCAAGGCTAATCAATCTGAGTTATGGGTAGAGCTAGTCAACGGGGCAAAAATTAGGCTATTTGGTGCAGACAATCCTGATGCTTTGCGTGGTCTATACCTTGATGGCGTGGTCTTAGATGAATACGCTGATATGAAGCCAAGACTTTGGGGTGAGATTGTTAGGCCATTACTCACAGACCGCCAAGGCTGGGCTACCTTCATCGGTACACCCAAGGGGCATAACGCCTTCTATGACATCTATAACGAAGCCCAAAAGAACCCGAACTGGTATGTCAAGACCCTAAGAGCAGATAAATCAGGGTTGTTGCCTGACGCTGAATTACTGGATGCACAGTCAACAATGTCACCAAATCAGTACGAGCAAGAGTTCTTATGTTCATTTGAGGCTTCCATAACTGGGGCCTACTTTGGCGAACAGATGCGTCAGATCACGGACTTAGAGCGTATCACCACGGTGGACTATGACCCCATGTTCCCATGCCATACCGTATGGGACTTGGGCTTTAATGATTCCACGGCTGTGATTTGGTTTCAGGTCGTATACGGTGAGATACGGGTGCTAGACCACCATTCTAGTAATGGTCAGGCTATTCCTTACTACACAGGATTACTAGCGCAGAAAGAGGATGAATACGGGTACAAGTATGGCTATCACTACCTACCCCATGACGCTAGGGCTAAAACATTGGCGAGTGGTGGTAAGAGCATAATCGAACAAATTGCGACAAAAATTGACATAAAACATTTAAAAATCGTACCAAACCTATCACTTCAGGATGGAATACAGGCAACACGACTTGCATTAACTCGCACTTGGTTTGATAATAAGTGTGAAGAATTAATAGAATGTTTGCGTCAATACCAAAGGGAATGGGATGATGATAAGAAAGTATTTAGAGATCGCCCGAAGCACGATTGGACATCACACTCTAGCGATGCGATGCGCTATCTCAGCATTGTTTGGAAAGATGAGGACAGCCCTATCCTCAAAGATACAAGGGTTAAAGGCGTATCTGTCGGGGAAAACGAAGTAACCCTAAACGAATTGTGGAAGCAAACACCTAAATCAACTTACAGGAGAATTTAATATGACAGCCGCTAACGCAACATTTGCACTACCCTACGAGCATGTAGCATCTTCACAAACAGCCCAAGTATTAGGCACAACTGGTGCTACAGGTGATTATTTGCACCGTTTAGTTATTACTGTATCCGCTACAGCTACTTCTACTGTAAGCCTGTTAGATAACACTTCATCTCATGTATTAGTAGCCGCCAATACTGCAATCGGTGTTTATTCCATTGAAATAAATACTTTTTCTAAAAATGGTGCTTGGAAAGTAACTACTGGCGCAGGAGCAGAAGTATTAGCAATGGGTAACTTTACCTAAGGATTAACATGGATCACACCTACGAAGATTGGTACAACTGTATTGCTGGCTACGAGAGGTCGTATAAAGAGTGGGAAGCCCGTGCTGACCGCATCATCAAGCGGTATCGTGATGACAGCCGTACTAGGAATAACCCCAATGCTCGGTTTAATATTCTTTGGTCAAATGTTCAGACCATCACCCCAGCTATCTTTGCCCGTCTACCAAGACCCGATGTAAGCCGTAGGTTTAGGGATAATGACCCAGTAGCACGGGTGGCATCGATGATGCTTGAACGGGCATTGGATTATGAGATTACCCATTACGGGGACTATAAGTCTGCTATGAGTCAGTCGGTCTTAGACCGTTTACTTGGTGGGCGTGGTACATCGTGGGTACGCTACGAACCGCATATTGCTGGTGAAGCTGGCGGTATGGCTGAAGGTATGCCCGAAGATGGGCTACAGGTTACCGAGGATACAGACGAAGCCGAAACCGAAGGCGGTATCTTTCGTGAGGATCAAGAACGCATTGAG